CTGCGTGTTCGTTTTCGTAACGATTATATTCTAAGCCAAAGAGAGCATTTAAACCAGGCTCTAGCTCTTTGACCAGTTGTGATCTTGAAATAGCCATATTATATCTCCCTTATACCCCTGTATCCGCAGCCGAAGCTGGTGGATTCAGAAAATGGTTTTGAATACGGACAACAATGTTTGCGTTAGCAGCCGTTGTGTCCTCGTTGTTAACATCTTGGCTAATATCCATAGCTTGAAGAGGTATAGCATTCGTTGAGTCTGCTGTACTTGTATCAAGTTGTACTTTGGATATGCCAGTTACTGTGTTCCCTGTTACGTTAGTAGTTTTATAACCAATGAACAGACCTGCTCTTGTCATAGCCTCGTCTGAATCGATTAAAAACAACGTATTGGGATCATCGATTACATTAGCAACAATATCACTAGCGTTTACACTACCAGGATAATAATTACTAAATGTTGGTTTGCTCGTAGTTGGATCAGTATAAAATACACCATTAAACACACCAATTGGTTTATCAGCACCACTGTTTGAAGTAACATCATAACGTTCAATGTTACCAGCCGCAGTAGGCACTACCAAGTCACCTTGGAAGATTGCTGTTCCGTAGTTGGCTGCAATAGTATACCTATTCTGAGCATTATTCCATGGAGCACCATTAAGAGATTTATAAGGTCTAAGACCAAACTTTTCACTTACATTTGCCATTTAGATTCTCCTTAAATAAGCATTAATATTACAGCGATGGCTTTAATCAAAAAATTATGATTTACGACCACCACCAAAAGTTACACGAGATTGTCTGTTAATATTAACAGGCATCTCAGGTCGTTGTTCCCTTAAAATATCGTTGTCAACGGCTTTAACTTGATCAGCAGTAATATTTTGAAAGTACTGCTTGCGTTGTTCGACTATTTCTTCAGGTATTCTTGCCAACACAAGACCACCAACCCCAATTAACCCCTGATACTGTCCCTTACGGATTACTGGATAATCATGATCACCAAGATTGTTTTTAATTTCTTCAGCTCTCACAAATTCCCATCCTTCTCTGAGTTTTTTAGATACATTACCTGTATCTTCTTGACCCATGAATTCAGTTCTTATCCATCTATGTACATATCCTTTAGGTGCAGGAGGTGCATCTAGACTTGATGGAGGAGTCCAAGGTTTGTTTCTAACGCTTTTTGTTTCACTTGAACTGCGTGAGGTTCTTTTTATAGTTTCATTCATAATTTTACTCCTTCACGAATTTTGCGTATTCTTCTAGTGGCACTCCTAATTTTTTGGCTATAGCCACCTGTGATCGAGTGAGTGTCACAGTTTTGCGACCTAACTGTTTTCTTCCAGCAGAAGCTACAGTTTGAATCGGTTTATTATCATTCATAAACTTTTGAGGAAAATAACTCCTCATTTGTTTATCTACTTCATTGTAATACTCCTCAGACTCAAGGTCAAACCCTTGCTCTACTAAGTCTGCGTGAATACCAAATGCAGCGTTTGTCATTGCTTTATCCTGACCAAACCATGTGTTTTTTGTTGCCCACGCTTGAGCTCTAGGACTAGCTGGTGGTTTTTCTACAGGTTTTTGTTCAGGTTGTTGAGTTTTTTGCTCAACAGGTTGTTCTTTTTTTTGCTCTTCTTCTTGTTTTCTTTGTTCTTGAAGTATTCGTGCTTTTTCTTTTTCAACAGACAATTGAGTTAATTTATCATTTGCCTCCATAATCGCTTTTGAATCATTAGCCTCAATAGCAACTTGTAAATTGTGTTTTACTTGTTCTCTTTGAGCATCGATCCTAGCATCAAATTCTTTTGCATAATTATCATCAATTACAGATGATCTTTTTTCAACATCAGAATATTTTTTTTGTAAACCCTTAGCGTAATCTAAAGCAGCTTTCTCTCTTCTCTCGGCTTCTCTAAATTTACGAGTCAGTTGGTCAATTCTTTTCTGAACATTCTCAGTAACTTGATTAAGATTTTCTTGTTCAGGTTTTTCTTCTGTTTCGTTGTCTGTTTTTTCTTTTTCTTTATCGACTACTTTCGATTTAATGCTTGCTTTTATTGGGTCACTATACCCTAAATCAACTTCACCTATTTCAGGTTTAGTATCTATTTTTTCTTTTTCTTCAATAGCAATATCTGTCTCATTAACATCATCAGTGTCAAGTTCAACTTTATTGTTCTCAGCCATAAATTACTCCTAGAATAATGCGAGGATGTCCTCTGGTTTATTAATAGTTCCAATGATTTCATCATCGTTCAAAATACGATGTTCACCATATTTTGTTTTAAATCGAGCTCCAGTATATCGTCCATAAACAACAAACTGTCCCTCTTTACACCAAGGTCCTGTAGGAAATTTATTTTTATCCTTGTAACAAAGGTCACCCATCTTTACAACAAAACCAACGACAGTGGTAAGTTGTTGCGTTTCAAGAGTTTTCTCTGTTAAATAAAGACCACCTTTAGTTTTTTTTTTTGGTTGATAAGGTCTAACTAAAAGCCTATAGCCTACTGGTTTGGGTAATACTTTAAGATATTGTTCCACTTCTTTTGCACCTTTTGGAACTAAAGGTTCGTCCTCATCATTCGGTGGAACGACAAGTTTTTTTTCAGGTTTGATCAATGTCATCTACATCATCCTCTCTATTTTGCAGGTCTTTAAGATCCTGAAGCACAGCTTCTAAAGCTGCGAGCTTGCCCTTAGCATAATGTAGATTGTCCAACTTGTCTATACCATAGCAAATATGGTCTTTAGTTTTATCAATTTCTTTTCTGATGTAATGTCTGATTGTTTGTATTGTTTCAATATCAAGCATGTCTTAAATGTGACTTAGGTCCTAATTTTTTTCTATGTGTAAGTCCATTTTTGTTATACCTTCTTTTCTTTCTTTTTACAAATACTACTTCTACTTTATGAAATTTTTTTACCATAATATATTACAGGACTCCTATAGGGCATTCTATTATTTCTAAGTTTTGGAAATCGCTCACCACTACAATCCTTCAAAGTTAATATTTTAATCTGTTTCGCCAATCTCTTTTTTCCCCCCTTGGACTCGCTATTTGCCTTTCGCATACATGATCACTATGTGTTGTAACAACCATAATCTCTTTATCTGTGCATGTGTAAAAACATTTTACGGAGTCTTCGCCAAAAAAAGGATCAACTCTTTTTTCTTTTGTTAATCTACAAGTTACATGATATTGATTTCTATCATCATACAATTGACCTTTACCTGACCATTTGTAATTTTTTGTAAAAGCAGAATCACAAAAAAATAATGGGAGCATAAGAGCTCCCACTAAATTATTTTTCAGCACAGGCATAACTGTTAATCTCTAGACCAACAGAAATTTCTGTAATTATTGGTTTTGACCACATAATTATCTCCTTTTGTTAGAAGTGCTGGTTGTCATTGTGACCGCAGTCCACTTAAAACATTTTAAATTATTTTCTAATCTTGGCAATACCTTTTAGACCAAAAGATCCTGCTATCGAAGCCAACATGCCATAAGATATCCAATCAGGACAATCGTTTTTTAAAAATAAAAACCCTTGTTGCATATAAGGTTGAAGAGCAGGAAAAAATGACGCAAAAAGGATAAAAATAAAGGTAAGCGTCCAGGCTTCGTCTTTCCATGAATTGTCTGATGCTCTCATAGCTGACTCATCCCAATTGCCATCTTTTTCAATTTTAGTTTTTGTCGCTTCTAATTTTGTTAGCTCAACTTGACTTTTTAGTTGTGCTTTTTTTTGTTTGCCCTCTATCCATGTTTTTGCCAAACTTGCAACAGGACCGATAATTGCTTGAAACATTATATCTCCTTTTTATAAATAATTTTATTGTCACCTTTTTCAGCAACATTAAAATTATAAGTCTTTAGGAGCATATCCACAATACCCATACTAAGGTGTTTGTAATCATCAATAATTATTAAACCCTCTTCATCCATGCGTGGTATAAAAAACTTCAACTCATCTAATACAGCATGTGTTGTATGTGGTCCATCAAGGTGTACTACTTTATACAAACCATATATCATACAATTACCATTCACCGAAAATTGATGACCTTCTTTCATGGCTTCAAAATAATACTCATCTGTCATATGATAAAAATCAAACTCTTGATAATTTTGATATAAATAAGAAACAGTCCTCTGTTTCATATCTTCTGTATAATCAGCTGTATAAGATTTTGATTTATCGTAGTGTTGATAATTTAAATTATTATAAGGATCAATAGCAATATGTTTATATATTTTTGGTTTATGTTCACGAACTGCGTCCATGATCACTTTTGATCCCAACCCTTCCCTTAACCCAATTTCACAAGTCATAGTGACTTGTTCAATGTTTAAACTGTTTATGTGTTTTGTTATCAGATCGTATTCTGATGAATCACCTTTTATCACTTAATTCCTATAAATTTTTTGCCTTTAACCTGAATGTCAGATATTCCTTTTATATCACTTTTTATACCATTTTCTCTATGAGGGCAACCTGTTCCACCTTTTTTTAAACCCATAGTTTCTTTAGTTGAAATACCTGTCTCTTCTTTTTTAGGATTGTAAGCAACAAAATTCATTTTGTAAGGAGTGATTCCTTCTTTTTGATAAAAGTCACTTTGAGCCTGATTCATTAAATTTTTAAAACGAGTATCAAAGTCTCTTCTAAACAAGCCTGTCATGGCTTCTTTAATAACTTTATCTTTATTTTGATTGAACTGTTGACCAAAAAATTCTACAAACTTTTCACCTTGACTTTGACCTCCTTCTTGCATCCCTTGTGGCTGAGGTCCTTTTTTCGGTGGAGCTCCAAAGCGTTTACCTTTCATCTTTTTCATCCACTTTTATCCATTGACTCCATGTTGGTGTAAGTTGCCAAGGGTAATTATATTTATAAACATCTTTTTCTTCTTTTTTATTTTTCATTTTTTGATTCCTGTTCTAATTCTTTAAGAACCTTGGCTCGTGCAACATCTAACTTCTCATCAGCAACACGAATTCTTTCTCTTGAAGAATCTTCAGCGTCTTCTCTTTTCATTTTTTCCAAGTCTATCTTTTGTTCAAACTCATTTGATTTTCTATCAGACTCACTAATAAACTCACCGACTTTTCGTTGCATATCCATAGCTTTTAAATCAATCTCTTGTTGTTTTAATTGAATTAATGGGTCTTGTTTGTCAGCGTTGTGTATTCTTTCAAGCTCTTGAAGCTCAGCAGTCAATGCAGCTACTCTTTCAGCAACCATAGATTCTGTATAAGTTTGATACGCCTCCATATTAACCTTAGCTAACTCCTGAAACTCGGGCATTTTCTCCATAATCTGTAATACCTGACCACGAGCCTTGAACGATAAGTGTTCAGAAATATGAGCCTGCAATAAAGCATAAACCATAGGGTTAATTTGTACCATGCGTGTGCGAATAAAGGCAGAATGAGACATAATGTGAGCGTCATGGTTTTGTAATGGAAACGCTTTTGGTACTTTCATCTGTAAAGCTCTCGCATTTTCAATCGCTGGGTCTAAAGGTTGTGGTATTTCATCAGGTTTTAACAACGCATCAATCTGTTTTGTACCTAAAGCCTCATAAACTCGTCTATACGCCTCTCGAACATTGTGAATTTGAGGATTTGACTGTGCAATCTGTAATTGTGTCTGTGCAAGCGTGACTTTTTGTGCCATAGAAAAGACATTAGGGTCAGCAACAGGTATAACATCAACTTCATCACCAAAATCAGCAACTTTTACGAAGCGATTACCTCCATAAACAGCATAAGGATACAAAGGTGGTAAATATGTCGAGAAAACTTTGGCTAATAACCTAAATTCTTGTCTCATAGCATAGTAACAACGCTTGTGAATGGCACTCATGACCCTTGAACCACGCTCCATGAGAGCAATTGTAGTGCCCACGGCTCTGTTTTGTGTATCATTACCTATTGCCATGTCGGCAATTGACGCAAAACGCTGTCCTGCAGCTACGCAATACTGTAATAAACTGAATAATGTGGCATCAGGACCTTTAAATGGTAAAAATTGAAACTGATCTTTAATATTTCCACCAGGTGCATCAACATCTCTGAACTCACCAGGTTGAAATGGTTGATCTTCATCCCTGATTCTAATACCACGAGACTTAAAACCAGCAGGGAGATTACTTAAAGTCCCTGCATCAAGTAATTGTCTTAACGCTGCAGTGGCAGTTTTACTTAAACCACCAATCATATGAATTAAACCAAAGCCATAAAACCCTAAACCTGGTAAAAATTTGAAATGTACAAAATATTCTTTGCGTTTATAGGTTTCATCAAAAGGCTGATAGTTTCTGTAGATACTTAAAATCTGTGAAGAGCCTTCATCAATCGTAACAATGTAAGGAACTTTAACATTTTTTGGTGCATCTTCGATTTCATACTCTTCTAAATCTAAATCAACATGCATTTCTAAAATATTAAATTGATAATCTTTATCTGCTGAGGGACTAACACCTTCTATTTCTTGATATTTAGATTCAATTTGGTCATCATCCATTTGGGACGGAGCAATTTCTACATCTCTATAAAAACCACTGCGTTGCTTTTTTAACAATTCATTCTCACTCATTTTAATCACATGAGTAATTCGCTCACAATCTTTTAGATCGGTAGCGTAATAAGGAACAACTAAATCTTCAGCGTGTACAAATTTACTTACAGGTCTTTGCATAATGTCATCGAAATATATTTTTTTAAAAGCCGAACCTGTTAAAGGTAAATAAAATAATAATTGGTCAAAGTCAGGTGTGTATTCTTCCATCTGATCCATGAGCATATAATTCATAAACTCTTTTACTCTTTGTGCCTGTTCTTCTCTCTGAAAATTTACTTCTCCAACAACTTGAGTTCTCACAGGACCATCGCTTGGTAATAATTCTTTATAAGCTTGTGCTTGAAATTGTGTTACGGCTTCTGATAACAAAGGATGTGTTACACCACTTGCACCTTTAAAAGGTTGTCCTTCATCGTTGTATTTAAAACCTAGTAAATCTAATCCTGAAGTATAACCTTTTTCCCAGTCTCCTCTAGACTCTTTATCTTTTTTATAATCAGTTACGAGTTCGTTTGCAATACGAGACAAAACCTGCTCATCAAGATCAGTAGCTACATTCTTATAGAAGGTTTCCATAAGTTGATCTTCTAAATTGACCACTTGTTTTGGAACTACCTCTTCATCAGTTTCAACGACTTCAACTTCAAGGTCTTGTTTTTTTTCTTCGTTAGCCTCTTCCTGATTCTCTTCAGGTTGAGTGTTTTTTTCTACAGCCATTAATAAATCCTTGTTTTTTTATTTTTACCAAGTTTACATTTAGTCTTTACAAACTTTCCTTGTTTAGCTCCTATTTTTTCATAATACATAGGAAACATTTTTTGTGCAGCACCACTTCTTCTTAGTGATTCATTTTTTTCTTTAATCTCACCAATTAAATCACGGCTTTGAAAAACAGGAGCTGGTGGTTCTTTGAAAAAAGCAAAAGGATCGCCACCCATGGTCTCATAAATCTTTAACAGTTTTTCACCTTTACTCATTCCTGAAGATTCTTGATCCGTGGTCGTTGAAGGACTAGCCGAGGAATCAGCAACACGCCTATCTTCCTCATCTCTTTTTTGTCTTTGTGTTTTATATTTAAGAACCTCGTCTTGTCTTTTCTTTTTTTCTCTTTCTTCCTCATTGGATTTATATTTATCCATGAGAAATTTAGAAAATCGGTTTGCTGCTTTCATAATCAATAATACCTATATTCCTTCTGTGGTAAATCTTCAAGTTCTTTGTAGTCTGAGTATAACTCAATAAAATTACCTTGCCTATACCTTAACACAGCTTGGGTGGTTGAATCAACATAATCATCGTTAGCTCCATTAGGAAAAGCAGCACACTCATCCATAACTTCATCAGCAAACATTTCACCATACGGAAACCACACCTGACCACTTTCAAATATCGGAGCAACTGAATTGACTCTAGTATGTTTGTCATTACCTTTACTCGGAACAAAAGGCACAACAGGAATACCCATGCGTCTAAATTCTTGAGTCAAGGGTTCACCACTTGCTTTTTGTTCTATGATTACAGTTTCAGGTTCCCAATACTTATACGCATCCATTGCCACTGCTTTCAATTCAGGAAAGTCATACTTACCTCGAATGGCATCTAATAAAATTAAAGCTGGCGTAGCTTCATCAGGGTGAAATATTCCCCATGTTGTAATAGCCGAATAGTCGGCTGTCTCTTTTTTACTAAACGCTGTATCATAACTTTGTATAACATGAATTAAATTTGGAACAGTCGCACCCTTCCATGGTTGCCACCATTCTCGTTTTAAAATCGCACCTTCTTCAGATGTAGGATTCTGCATATACTGAGCTGACCAATTACGAATAGGTAATGATGCTTTGATTTTTTCGAGCTCTTCTAAAGACCAATATTCATTCCAAACAGGATTCCCACTCGGTAAAATTGCAGGAAAAGATATTTGTCTCCATTGATCGGCTTTTACCTCAGACTGATTTTTTATGAGCCTTCCTGTTAAATCATCTTCTGCCCATCTTGTCATAACCAGTAAAATTGAACCACCAGGTTGTAATCTTTGTCGAGGTCCTGAAGTGTACCAATCAAAAGCTCTCTCCATTGCCATGTCTGACATTGAATCTTGTTCCGTGTGTGGATCATCAATAATCAATAAATCAGCACCACGACCAGTGATGGACGCACCGACACCTGCTGCATAATACTCTCCACCATGATTTGTTTCCCATCTACCTTTTGCTTTGGAGTCCTCACGAAGTTTAACATCACCAAAAATTTGTTTGTACTGTGGTGAATCTATAATGTTTCGAACCTTAGAACCGAACCTTACTGCAAGTTCTGTATTGTGTGATACTTGCATAATTTTTAATTTAGGATTCTTGCCAATCATCCATGCAGGAAAATAAATTGATGCAAATTCAGATTTAGTATGCCTTGGAGGCATGTTTATTATGAGCCTTCCTTTTTTTTCATGGGCAATATTAGTAAACTCTTTGGCTATGATTTGATGATGTCCCCAGCGACTCGGATCTTTTTCTTTACGACATATAAAATCTTGCCACATCTCCTGAACAAAATATAAAAAATTATCCTGACAAAGCTTGATGTGTTGTATCCATAACTTCTCTACTTCGAGCCTTAATTTATCTGTTGTTAAAAAATCTTTTTTCATGCTAGACTTTTTCTTTCTATATGTTAGTATTCAACTTAACCTATACTGTCAACCGACAGTAACATTTTTTTTCTGACCTGAGAAAAAAATAAAAAAAAAATTACCAAAAACCAGAAAATATATGAGCCTTCTAAACCGAGGAGCTCGAAAACATTGTCGCATAATATACATTATGTTAAATTTTGCCCTATTATCACATCCGTTAGCAATTGCTCCAAGTTTTTTTCGCTAAATTTACATGATCCAAGGAGCTCGAACTTTATTTCTTGACGCAAGATGAACGCCTGATGAACAAGCCTGAGAATTTTCAAGCTTTTCAGCTTAGGGGTGAAAAGCAAGATAAATACATTACCACCACAAGATAGTCTTTCAATATGCCAATTGATCTGATATTTTGACAGACCATAATTCTTGCTCTCTTCTGATTTTAATTCTAACCAAATCTCAACGCCATTCACACATCCGTTAACATCAGGTATTCCGTTGATTGTACTAGATTCTATTCTGAAAAAATGCCAATCTCTTTTGGTCTTTTGAATCGAGGCAAGATGCCTCCACAATTGTGATTCTCTCATGCCTAATCTTTTTACAATAGATTAGGCAAGAAAGCAAGATTGACCTATGGTTTATTATCTTCCAAGTAATCGTAAATGAGATCTTCAATTACATCTTGCGAGTGAAATATAATATCTCTCTTATAAATATTATGTAAAATTTCTTGTCGAGATTCTCCACCCTCTTCAATTGTTTTTTGAATATATTCTTCTTCTTGTTCAAATGCCATTTGTTTTACCTTACCCATTATAGATACTCCCCATGATACAAATTAAACTTTGGTAATGTTCTTTTCAGAAAATGTAATTCGAATTCAGAAAAATCCTCAAAGTAAGTTACCATTTCATATTTGTTATTAACAGTATCGAGATAATATAAATCACCATCTTCAACTTTGTAAGCAATGCCGTTTACCACGGCTTTTGTTATTTTATTTTTTTTCATTTTTTTCTCCGTAAAAGTTGAGGGAGATTTTTGGTACTCCCTCTTAACCATTTATTTGTCTGCTTTCCAAATGTTAATATAATTTTTCCATTCAGAACCAAGTGCTTTTTTTAATTTGTTTTTGCAACAAGTCCCTAAAAAATGACACCCAGTTAGTTCAACTTTTTTCTCATTTTCTTCAGTGCAATCATCTAAATGAGCAGCAATATTAGAACAACCCTCAACAGTTACTATTGCCCATCTATCTCTGCTAGACTCAAGACTAATATCAACTGGTCTACCACAAATTTGAC